GCTGAACTGGCATTAGACCCAGTTATGTTTGTTGAAACAATGTTGCAAGTAAAACCTGAAAAATGGCAAAAAGAATTCTTACAAAACGTCATGCAAAATCCAAGATGTGCTGTCAAGTCAGGGCATGGCGTAGGAAAGACAGCAGTTTTATCTTGGCTAATACTATGGTGGATATTTACACGACACCCTTGTAAGGTTGTCTGCACAGCTAATACTGCCCACCAATTATCAGATGTTCTATGGGCTGAAGCTCAAAAATGGGCTAGACGCTTGCCAGAATCCTTCTATTCACAAATGGATATGAAGTCTGATAAAATTAATATTGCAGGTTCGACAGATTCGTATGCTGTGGCTCGTGTGTCTCGTAGAGAAAACCCTGAAGCTCTACAAGGTTTCCATTCTGAAAACCTCTTGTTTATTATTGATGAGGCATCAGGAGTAGATGATAAGATATTTGAAGTAGGTGAAGGATCGCTTTCAACAGCAGGTGCTAAAGTTGTTATGACTGGCAACCCCACTCGTACATCAGGATATTTTTTTAATGCCTTTAATGGCATGAGAGATAGATGGACTAAGATGACTGTAGGCTGTTCTGACTCATCGCAAGTATCAGAAGAATTTATTGAAGATATGTCTATAAAATACGGAGAAGATTCTAATGTTTTCCGTGTGCGTGTACTAGGCGAGTTTCCAAAAGCCGAAGATGACACAGTTATACCACTCTATATGGTGGAAAGCTCTATAGGCAGAGATATTACAGTTGACCCCTATGAACCTGTTATTTGGGGTTTAGACGTTGCTAATTTTGGTTCTGACAGAACAGCATTGTGTAAAAGACGTGGCAATACATTAGTAGAAGATGTTAAAACGTGGCAAGGCAAAGACCTAATGGAAACAGTAGGTATTGTTATGAACGAATATGAGTCTTGCAATTACAAAGATAAACCAACAGATATTATGGTAGATAGTATAGGTATCGGTTCTGGAGTAGCGTCAAGGCTATCCGAATTGGAACTACCTGCCAGACCTATACAGGTTTCTGAAAGTCCAGCTCTTAAAAGCAAATATATGCGATTACGTGATGAGTTGTGGTTTCGAGCAAGAGAATGGTTTGAGGGTCGTGACGTTAGCATTATGCAAGACGACAAATTAATAGAAGAATTAATAGCACCTCGTTTTAAATTTACCTCAAATGGTAAAATTAAAGTCGAAGCTAAAGACGAGTTTAAAAAAAGATTAGGTGGTCGCAGTTGTGACCTAGCAGATGCTTTTTGTTTAACATTTGCTCAGCAAGCCTTTACAGCCTCTATTAGAGGTAGCCAACATCATTGGAATAAACCAATACAATACAAGGACAGTTCATGGGTTACTTAGACGATTTAGACATTATGTTTGAACCAGAGCAAGAATTTGCTGCTGATAATCCTGTGACTCACGCTCTTTTTGTAAATTTAATTGGTGAGTTAGAATCTATGCACAAAGCAGGTATTGGCTGGGAAGATATTTGCAATATTACTCTTGCTGCTGCTGCGTTTAGTTTTTTTAAAGATGGCGGTAACGCTGACGAATTTCTTGATAAACTAAGTACAGTTAATATTTCACCAGAAAATATAGATATAAACTAGGAGAAAACTATGGAACAATTAAAAAACATTCTTGATTATGTTAAGAATCATTCGTGGGATTACGTTGATGCTGCATTAGGCGGTATTATCGGATTACTTTTATTCATCATTATAGTGAGTTAGAATCATGCAAAGAAGTCAAATATTAGCTATGGAAAGGGAAGTTAAAAAACCTGCTCCTAAGAAAACTGAAAAAACTGAAAAAAAGCCAACAACCAAAAAAGGTTAAGTAATGGATAAGTTAGAATTTAATGCTTTAGTGCGTAATGAGATTGAAAACGCATTAGGGTATTATGACTCAGAATATGGTACAGATCGCATAACAGCCATGAACTATTATATGGGCGAGGAGTTTGGAAACGAACAAGAAGGTCGCTCTAAAGTTGTTACAACAGAAGTTGCCGACACTATTGAGTTCATCATGCCAAGCCTTATGCGTACTTTTACTCAGACAGACGAATTTGTAAGGTTCATGCCTCGTCAACCTGAAGATGTAGAAGGTGCAAAACAGGCAACATCTTATGCAAATTATGTGCTTAACTGTCAAAACAACGGATTTGTTGTTCTGCATAACTTCTTTAAAGACGCATTATTGCAAAAAATTGGCGTTGTTAAAGTGTATTATGATGAGACAGAAGAAGCCCAAGAAGAAGAATATACTGGGTTATCTGATGACGAGCTAACATTATTACTACAAGACTCTAATGTTGAGATAGTATCACAAAACACAGAAGAATATGGTGAGGAAGGTGTTGATGAAATGGGTATGCCTGTTTCGGATTATTCCGTTTCTCATGACGTTGTTGTAAAACGTATGTCTTATGGTGGTATGATTAAAATTGACAACATTCCGCCTGAAGAATTTTTAGTATCAAAGAAAGCATCATCTATTGAAGATGCTGATTTTGTAGCCCACCGCACAACTATGAAAGTAAGTGACCTTATACAAATGGGTTATGACCGAGACACAGTTGAAAAATATGCAGGATATACAGAGTTAGACTCTAGTTCCGAAGTTGCAAATCGTTTTGAAGATATTGAAAGTAGTGACACAACCGACTCTAGCGATATGTCAATGCGTGATGTGTTAGTTGTTGAATCTTATATTAAATCTGATTATGACGGAGATGGTGTTGCTGAGTTACGCAGAGTTGTAACATTAGGTAGCGGTTTTGAAGTAGTAGAAAACGAAACCTTTGACCATGTTCCTTTTGCCTGTTTATCACCAATATTAATGCCACACAGATTAGTGGGTAGAAGTATTGCCGAACTTATTATGGACTTGCAGTTGATTAAATCAACAGTTATGCGTCAGTTGTTAGATAATATATATCTTACAAATAATGCTCGTGTAGCTGCCGTAGAAGGACAAGTTAATCTTGATGATTTATTAAACTCAAAAGCAGGCGGTATAATTCGTATGAGGCAAGCTAACTCAGTTCAGGTGCTTCAGCCTCCTTTAGTTGGGCAAAACGCATTTAGCCTGCTTCAATATTTAGACGAGATAAAAGAACAACGTACTGGTTTATCTAAAGCGTCTATGGGTCTTGATGCAGATGCACTACAAAGCACAACGGCTACTGCGGTTGCTGCACAAATGAGTGCTGCACAAGGTAAAATTGAGATGATTGCAAGAGTGTTTGCAGAGACAGGTGTTAAACAACTGTTTAGACTTGTGCTTACATTATGCCTACATCATGGCAAAAAAGAACAAATGATACGTCTTAACAACAAGTTTGTACCTATTGATCCTTCTAACTGGAAACATGAGTATGATTTAACAGTTAATGTAGGGTTAGGTTCTGGTCAAACTAACGAAAAAATGGCGTTCCTTGCACAAATGGCACAAAAACAAGAACAGATATTGCTTCAAATGGGTGCTGAGAACCCATTAGTAGATTTACAGCAATATAGAAATACTCTTGCCGAGCTTGCAAGTATGGCAGGATTTAAAGATGCAACAAGATTCTTTAAAAACCCAGAAGATACACCTCCGCAACCACAGCAACCTCCTCCCCCTAGTGAAGCTGAAATGAAGATGCAATTTGAACAACAAAAATTCCAAGCTGAATTAGAGTTGCAAAAGGCTAAACAAGCTGCTGAGTTAGAATTAAAACGTGAAGAACTACAAATGAAGATGCAAATACGTCAAGAAGAACTTAGGTATGAAGCACAGTTAAGAGGATTTGAACAACAATTAGGTGCTAACCCATCTACTAATTTACCGAGAGTCGATTAATGGTCGATATTGTAAATATACAAAATGCTTTAAATCAAGCAGGTTATGGTAATAATGCAGAACTAATAGAAGGTCTTTTACCTGTTACTTATGCAGATAACTCAGGTTTTATGAAAGATTTTCAACCTGTGCAAAATTACCCTAACTACTTTGTTCCACAACAAGGTTTATTACAAAACACACCTACATTAGACACATTGTCAGATTTAGATGTTATGCAACAAAGACCACAACCTTTGTTAAGTATGATTGACCAATACCCAACACTTGAAAATGATTTTCAGCGTAGTTTTGCTGTAAACCCTGATACATTTAGAGGTATGGTTTACAACCCAGCTCCTTATACTGGTGCTTTTGATTATGGTACAAATACTGGCGGTGGTGCTACAGATTTAACAAGTTTAATAAGTGCAGGTTTGTTAGGTAAAAAAGTTTATGATAAATTTAAAGATGATGATACAACAACAATCAAAACAGATACCCCAAGCACTAATGTAACAGATGTTACAACCACCATTAGTAATACAGGTCTAAATACTGGTGGAACACCAACTGGTAATGTTGGTGTAGATACAGGAGAAATTTTTACTAACGATACTGTAATAACAGATGGTTCAGTTGCATCAGTAGATAATGATAACACAGCTACTAAAACAGAAAATGTAGGTATAGACACAGGTGAAATTTTAACTGGTACAACAAATATTGGATTAGACACAACATCTGATAAAAAAGTTGAAGATGTAGGTATAGACACAGGTGAAATTTTAAATAATACAAGTTTAATTAGTGGCGTAGCATCAGGTTTAAATAATTTTGCATTAACTGGTCAAACAGGTTCAGTTAATTTGGATACAGGTGAAATTTTAAATAGTAATGTAAGTGCTGAGGCACAAAGACAAATTGATGAGTTTTATAAAAGAAATCCAGATGTATTATTATCACAAGCAGCATCATTAGGTTTAAATACAGCAATGTTTGCAGATACAGCAGCTTTACGAAATGCAGTTGTTAATATATCTGCTATGAACCCTACTGCAGAACAAATTGCTAGTGCTACAGGTAATTTAACAACAACTGGTGGCAATCCTCTAAGTAATTTTTTAAATACAGAATTAACAGCAGGAACAGGAGCAAATTTAAACGCATTAGGCGGTTCGCAATATATTGATGACTTAACTAATATTAGTGTAGGAGAAGCATTATCAGGTGTTGGTGGTTTACTATCACTTGCTGATTTTGTTGATGACCCTAATATAAGCAACACACTTGGAACTGCTGCTGGTTTAGGTGGATTTGGTTTATTTGGTAGTGGTATGGCAGCAGCTTCACCATATTTAGGTGCAGCAGCATTGGTAACAGGTTTATTAGGTATAGGTCAAAAAGAACCATCTAACTATACAGGTTATACAGCATTAGATTTAGATACATTTGACCCACAAAGTTTTGGCATGGGTGGTAAGAAATTTAGCCAAGAAAATGTTGATATGACATCTCAAATTATGGAAGGTATTGCACCATATATACAAGAGATGGAACGCAAATATGGTGTTGATTTAAAAGGTGATTTACAAATTAATTATGGTCAAAGAGATGGACTTGCATTTAATTTAGACAATGCTGATGTAACAGGATTTAACCAAAGACTTGATTACAACCCTAATCAAGGTGATATATCTACTGAAGTTGGCGGTGATGTTTACAGAGAAAGTTTTAGTGGTGAAGGGTCAGGTGATGAATTTATTACATCACTTCTTGGTAAAATTGAGGGTATTGCAGCTAAAACAGCAGCTCAAGGCGGCACAGAATATAATTTTGAAGATTTTGATGCTAGTACAGACACATCATTAACAGCAGAAGAAATAGATGTATTACCTGAAGTATTACAAACACAAACAGAAAATAGAATTTTAGAATTAAATGAAAGACAATATGGTGGTTTGTTGTATGAAAATAGAGATGCAGAGATTGCAGATGCAGCAGGTATTACTGGAGGTTTGTTTTTTGATGCTATAGATGCAGGATTAGCTTCATATGAAGATGACTCAGATGCTACTCAACAAGATATATTAGTACAGTTAATACGTTATGCAGAAGATAATCCAGAGGTTGATTTAAACGAAGTAAAAATTACAGATTTTTATAACAAAGAATAAATAAGGAGATAAAATGGAAAACGAAGGTAAATTAAGACAAGACATAGATAGAGGTGAAAAAGCACAAGCTCTATTACGAAACGAAATTCTTATCGAGACTTTTGATTTTCTTGAGAAACAATACCATGACGCATGGGAAAATTCTTCTGTAGATCAAGCAGAGGCTCGTGAAAAAGTTTTTATGATGTTGCAGAACTTACACACAGTAAAGCAACACATAGAAAGTGTGGTCATGACTGGCAAATTAGCCAATGACCGATTAACAAACTAAGACCAAGCGAAAGCAGTCTAACAGGAGAAAACAATGACAGCCGACAACCCTACT